ACTGTTAGAAGATCCTGAAAAGTTTACATTAAGTGAAGAAGACTCTTATACAGATCTTGTAGAGGCTTTAGTTGTTATTGCTAATGGTTCTACTTTACTAAAAGCAGAGCCTAATCCTTTTATGATGCAAGACAGAGCCGTTATTGCAGCACAGGCTGATAGTGTTCCTGGTCGTTTCTGGGGTAGAGGAACTGCTGAAAAAGCATACAATATGCAAAAAGCTGTTGATGCACAGATTCGTAGTCACGTAGATAGCTTAGGCTATACATCAGCACCTATGATGGGTATGGATGCTACAAGAATGCCTAGAGGCTTTAAGTTTGAGATCAAACCAGGAAAGAGTATTCTAACAAATGGCTCTCCTAGTGAGATTCTACAGCCTTTAAAGTTTGGTGTTACTGACAAATCAAACATCGAAACAGCACAAATCTTTGAAAGAATGATGCTTCAGGCTACAGGTACACTTGATTCAGCTAATTTACCTGCTCAAGTATCTGGTGGAGAGGCAGCAACAGCTGGTTTAGCAATGGCTATAGGGTCTTTGTTAAAGAAAAATCGTAGAGCTTTGATTAATTTCCAAGAAGATTTCCTTATTCCGTTCGTTCAAAAGGCAGCATGGCGTTATATGCAGTTTGCTCCTAACCGTTACCCAGTAAAAGACTTTGATTTTGTTGCTACTGCTACTATGGGTATGGTTGCTAGAGAGTTTGAACAGGCTCAAATGATGGCTTTAATGTCAACACTAGGACCAAACAGTCCTATTACACCAGTATTGCTGCAAGGAATCATTGAATCTTCATCTTTACCAAACAGAGAATCATTGTTAGCTCAACTTACTCAGATGTCACAGCCTGATCCTGCAGCACAACAGCTTCAACAGCAATCAGCACAGCTTCAATTAGCCACTCAGCAGGCTGATGTGCAGGAAAAACAAGCCAGAGCACAGAAAGCTACAGCAGAAGCTCAAAAAGCCTCCGTAGAGGCTCAATTGATGCCTGAAAAGCTACGTGTTGACATTGTTCAAGCTGCGTCTACCAACATTGATGATCCTAATAGAGAATTTGAACGTAGGGTTAAAATTGCTGAGTTGATGTTGAAAGAGAAAGACATAGACTCTAAAGTAAATATTGTCAGAGAACAAACTCGTCAAGATGCTATGAACTAAAAACTTGACAAAAATAAAAAAATGTGGTAAAATTACAACATGGATGAAAAATTACAAAGATACTATGAAGATAGATTCAGTATGTTTGCATCACAAGGATGGTTTGACCTACTAGAAGATGCTCAGAACATCAGAGAAAGCATTGATAAAGTGTCTTCCATCAAAACAACTGAAGATCTTTACTTTAAACAAGGTCAACTAGACATCCTAGATTGGCTCCTGACGTTAAAAGCAATGTCAGAAAAAGTCTACGAGGATCTCCAACATGAAAGTAATGAATGATTATGAGTGCTCACAAGGACACATGAGTGAACACTTTGTAGATTTATTGGTGGGTGCAGTAGATTGCCCTCACTGTAATGAGGTAGCGTATAAGAGGTTAACAGCACCAAGGATCAAACTAGAGGGATATAGCGGTAGTTTCCCAACAGCAGCAGATCGTTGGACTAAAAACCACATAGAAGCTACCAAAGTAGCGGAGTCTAAGTCCTATTATGAAGGGTAACCTTAGACATTTTAACATTCCTAACAATTGGGTTAAACCCGACTAGGAGAAGCAGATGGCTGAATTTGTAGATTCTATTGATAACGAAGAAGTACAAGACGAATTTCAAGCTGAAGAAGCTAAAACTGAAGAAGCACCAACTCAGGAAGAACCTGCGATCCCTGAGAAGTACAAGGGTAAATCGTTAGACGATATTATACGGATGCATCAAGAAGCTGAAAAGCTTATTGGTCGTCAAGCACAAGAAGTTGGTGAAGTTCGTAAACTGGCTGATTCTTTAATCAAAAGGCAAATCACTCCACAACAGGCTACAACACCTGCAGCCGTCGAAGATGATGTTGATTTTTTTGCCGATCCTGTGAAGGCAGTAAATAAAGCAGTTTCCTCACACCCTGCTGTACGTCAAGCTCAAATGGCTGCGTCAGAAGTGGCTAGAATGCAAACTGCAAACAGGTTAGCTCAAGCTCACCCAGACTACTTAGATATTGCAAAAGATCCTGAGTTTGCTGGTTGGGTTAACGAGTCACCAGTACGCCAACGTTTGTTGATAGCAGCAGATAAACAATTTGATTTTGATTCTGCTAATGAGTTGCTTAGTACTTTTAAAGTTATTAAGAATGCTAAGAAAGAAGCTGTAGACAATGCAGCAACGCAACTTAAACAGCAGAATGAACAAACTTTGAAAGCAGCTACAATGGCAGTTAGTGGTAGTACCGGTGAAACGAGCAATAAAATATATCGTCGAGCAGATCTTATTCGGCTCCAAATGACTGATCCTGATCGCTATATGTACCTTCAACCAGATATTATGAAGGCATATGCTGAAGGACGTGTTAGATAACTTAATTTTTAAAGGAAGTTTAAAATGGCTGCAGTTACTTATCCTGGAGGTAGTTCCTCCATCGTTAACAAGACCAATGCGGATAAATTCATCCCTGAAATTTGGTCAGATGAAATTGTTGCTTCTTACAAGAAAGCTCTTGTTATGGCGAATCTCGTCAACAAGATGAGCATGAAAGGTAAGAAAGGCGATACACTTCATATTCCCGTTCCAACCCGTGGTGTTGCTGCTGCTAAAGCTGCTAATACTGCTGTTACCATCCAGGCTGATGTTGAGACTGAAGTTCAAGTTCTTTTGAACAAGCACTTCGAATATAGCCGCTTCATCGAAGATATCGTTGAAGTACAAGCTTTGTCTTCACTTCGTCGTTTCTACACTGAAGACGCAGGTTATGCACTTGCTCGTCAGGTTGATACCGACCTTATCCAGCTTGGTCGTTCGTCAAACAACGGTGCTGGTACAGCTGCCTATGCTAACGCATACATTGGTGGTGATGGTAGCACTGCTTACAACAGTGCATCTCCTAACGCATCAGCACTAACTGATAGCGGTATTCGTCGTATGATCCAGCGTTTGGATGACAACGATGTTCCTATGGATAATCGTGTTCTCGTTGTTCCTCCTTCCAGCCGTAACACATTGATGGGTATTGCTCGCTTTACTGAGCAAGCTTTTGTCGGTGAAACTGCTGGTGGTAACACCATCCGTAACGGTCAAATCGGTGATGTCTATGGCATCAAAGTGTTTGTTACACCTCAGTGTGATACCGCTACCGGTGCTGCACGTATTGCTTTGATCTTCCACAAAGATGCAGCAGTACTTGCAGAGCAAATGGGCATTCGTTCGCAGACTCAGTATAAGCAAGAGTATCTATCTACGCTATACACCGCTGACATGCTCTACGGTGTTGCTCTCCTTCGTAAGGGTGATCTATCAAGTGTTCCAACTTCGATGTTCCCCATTGCAGTACCTGCCTAAATAGGCTATAGAGGGGCTACACAGCCCCTCTAATTATATATTGAGGTTACTATGGTTTATTTTAAATGTAAAGTATCAGGAACAGTAGTAGGCTTTGAGTGGGAATACGACATTGAACAGATGCGTAAGCATCAAGAATACGAAGAAGTTAAACAAGAAGATAAAAAAGTAGAATCCAAAAAGGTTACTAAGAATACCAAAGAGGATTAATAATGCCTACGATCAAGATAAAAGGATCTAGCACAGCGGCAGCAGAGCCTTTAACGCTTGCTGAAAGAGAATTAGCAGTTAATGTCACGGATAAAAAACTTTATGTTGGTGACGGTGCTGCGGTACGGAAAATTGTTGGTTCGCTTGGTAACCAAGAAGCCAGTGCTGTTGCTATTACTGGTGGTAGTATCGCTGGTATTACAGATTTAGCGGTAGCTGATGGAGGTACTGGAGCCTCTACAGCCGCTGATGCTAGAACCAATCTTGGTATTACTGCAACTGGAGCAGATACAACTTATGCTTTTAGGTCTAATAATCTTTCAGACTTAGCATCTGCATCAACAGCAAGAACTAATCTAGGCTTAGGGTCTATAGCAACTCAAGCATCATCCAGCGTTTCTATTACTGGAGGATCGATTACAGGAGTCACTGATATTGCCATTGCTGATGGCGGTACAGGGGCTTCTACAGCAGCAGACGCTAGAACCAATCTAGGCTTAGGGTCTATTGCTACACAGTCGGCAAGCTCGGTAGCTATCACAGGTGGAACCATATCAGGTATCACTGATCTTGCTGTTGCTGACGGTGGCACTGGAGCCTCTACAGCCGCTGATGCGCGTACAAACCTTAGTGTCCCATCTACCACTGGATCAGGTGCTTCTGGCACTTGGGGTATCGACATATCCGGCAATGCTGCAACTGCAACATCTGCAACGTCTGCGACCACAGCCACAAACCTCGCAGGTGGTGCTGCTAATAGGGTTCCTTATCAGTCCGCATCTGGGACAACAACATTTGTTGCTGCACCAACTGTTACTAACTCATACCTAAAGTGGAATGGGACTGCACTAGGTTGGGATACGGTATCTGGCGGTGGTGGTGGGTCTGGTGATGTAGTCGGGCCTGCGTCTGCAACAGATAACCAGATTGTGCTTTTTGACAGCACAACAGGGAAACTTATAAAGGCAGCGACAACCACGGGTCTGCTTAAGGCTTCTACAGGTGTGATTGCGGCTGCTGTGTCTGGTACGGACTACGCGCCTGCGACTTCTGGTTCTGCAATCCTGAAAGGAAATGGCTCAGGAGGTTTTAGCAATGCCGCAGCAGGGACTGACTATGCTGCTGCTACGACTGGGACATCATCAGAGTTACTTGGCAGCAATGGCTCAGGCGGCTTTAGTAATGTGACGGTTGGTTCTGGTCTTAGTTATAGCGCAGGAACGCTTAGTGCTACTGGTGGCGGTGGTGGTGGAACCCCTGGTGGGTCTAACACGCAAGTACAGTTCAACGACGCAGGGTCTTTCGGCGGCGATGCTGGGCTGACGTACAACAAGACGACTAATACGCTATCCACCGACATTGTGGTGTTCAGTGCTGGATCAGCTTCAGCACCCTCCATCACAGCTACAGGTGATACGAATACGGGTGTGTTCTTCCCTGCTGCGGATACGGCTGCGATTACCACGGGTGGCAGCGAGGGAGCAAGAGTTGATTCATCACAAAATGTTTTGGTGAATCAAACCGCAGCTTATGCTACGCCAGTCGCCCAATCATCTAATTGGACACCGAAACTAAGCGTATCCCAGAC